CAAAGTGGTTGCACCTGTAAGAGTCTGAGTACCAGCAGCTACACTCAAGCCATCCAGCTCAAGAGAAGCTACACCATCAGTATCTTTAAACTCATAGGTAGCACCGAAAGGCCCAATCACTTTATCCATAGAGCGTACAGTCATCTTTTATCTCCTATGTTAAATACTTTATTGCAGATTGCAATGTAGAGGGATTATCTTTAAACATTCCAATCCCCCTGTTGCAATCATTGCAAAGAAGTCCTCTAATTCTACCAGTAGTGTGACAATGATCTACAGAAAGAGCTTGGTGTTCGTCAGTTCCACCACATATCTTACACTTATGGTTTTGTGACTCTAGCATATTATTATAATCCTCTAAAGTAATACCAAACCGCTTGCACAGTTCTATATTTTTAACCTTTTCAGGATTATTTTTACGCCACTCTTTTGCATACTCCGCTCTACTTTGATTGGGTTTAACTTCTACCCATCTGCAATTTTCTGGAGAATAGTTACCTTGGCTATCAATCCTACGAAGTTGATGTTTTGGACTAGGACGTTCTCCTACGTCTTCAACAAACTTCCAAAAATCTTGCCAATCCTCACAGACAGAGAATTTGGTTTCCATTTTCTTCATCCAACGATAAGTACCTATCAAAGGATGACTCTCTTTTTGCCCCCAATCATCAGGACGAGTTTTTCGTAAATGACCATGCCGCTTCAATCTACGGTAGTGCTTATCACACAAACCTTGAGCAACATACTCACCATCACAGCCTTCTACTTCACAAACCTTAGAATTACCCATTATATTCCTCCGTATAGGTCAGGTTGATGGGTTATGGACTCACACTAAAGTATTTCTACGCACCGGCTGAACCGTATAGGCCTCTCGGGTCGCTCCAACCGAAGCTATAACGACCAACAGCCTTGTACTTATAGTTGCTGGTGTCGAAGTCGTTATCCATGCTAAACTCATCTGCCTTACGCTCAAAATACTTCATGCCATCTTGGCAGTCGGTACGGATGAACCATGCATCAGGGTCAGTCAGGTACACGCTAGAAACAACATCTTGGAACTTACCCATGTTATTGAGTACGTTGATATCGTTGTTAGAGGTGCCTGAACGCAGATTAGACTTCAGGATGCGCTCGGCGTTGAAGGTCTCATCTACAGGGATAACCAGGGTCTTCGGCATGATCTGAATCGGCAGACCACGATCATCTTCCCACTTCATAATGTCGATGCAGGCTTGCTCAAGAGAAGCCTCTGACAGGTCAGCAGCAGTAGCAAGGGTGTTAGACCAAGTACCACCAGCGACATTCGGGTGAGAAGCGTTAATGAGACTTACATTGTCACCACCAACATACGAACCGTTAAATGCACGGTTGTATACGTTAGCACCAACAGTCTCTTTGGTTACACGCATTGATTTAGCAAGGGCACGAGCATTACGCTCACCAATCACATCGTAGAGATCGTCTTCAATCATCTCTTCAGTGATAATGAAGCCCAGCCCGTAAGTTACATGGTTGTAACGAGAGATGAAGCCCTGTTGTGCGGTATCATAGTTGACCGGAGTGCCTTCAGGCTTCTCAGGTGCAATACCGAACATCGACATATGCACATCTTCTTCAAAACGCTTACGCGAGGTGAAGGTATCGAACAGTTTGTCGTACTTGGTGTCAAACTCGTTATAGGAATCACCGTACCATGCGTTGATTCCAGGCCATAGCGCCTTACCAAAATTGCCAGTATTTATTGCCATTATTGACTTTGACAATCCACTCGGCATTAGCGCCAATAGCATTATCAGGGGCTTGAACAATATCAATCAGGGAGAGTTGGAAAGTAGCATCTTGACCAACAGAAGAGCTATCAAGCTCATGACCTGAACGACCCGTTACAGTAGAGCCAGTACCAGCAATGAAGTTGATACGAGCACCACGCTCAGTTGCAGCAAGAGTGCTGGTGTCGCTGTCTTCCTGAATACGGAAGTAGCAAGACTCAGCAGGAGCAACAAGGATATAGCCTGCGGTAGTTGCAGGGAGATAACCAGGGTGCTCAGTAGCCGGAACAGTACGATCTACTACAACACCAGCACACACACCAACGATGGTGTTAGTAGCGCCAGCAGTAGCAGCAGTAATATTACCGTCTGCCTCTTGTACAAGGAAGTCCCCAGGGAAGATAGCAGTAGCGTTGCCAACGTCTACTTGCATCTTACGGAAGGAACCATTATAGGCTGAACCGTCCTTCATTACTGGACGAGCACCTGCCGGTGCATCAATATTAGCCATACATCTTTCTCCTATTTACAGAAATTTAGATGGTATGGCGTAGTTTTGTTAAGAGATTTTAACTTCACCATACCCGCCTTGAATTCCGTCAGGGGTTTTCTGGGTAGATTTTTCAAGTCGGTCTACATGCTGTTGCTTTTCCTTTTGGTAATCTTCATACCAGTCTTTAGGCATTCGCATCAGAACCGCATTCTTCCCATCCCCAACGTGTTTACGTTTGTCACTGTCATTGGTGTCATCCATTGCTGAGATAAGTTTTTCACCACCATCAGCAACTTCCCACCCCATTGATTTCAGTTTAGCTACACGGCCAGGAGTGTCATTCACAATGCGATATTCCATATCGTCTTCTTTACCTTCTACGGTAAGAACGTCTTGACGACCATTGATAGATTCACGCTTCGGGCGCTGTCGTGTAGTTTTAGCTACTCTAGCCATTGTCTTTCCTCTTTTATTGATTGAAGTAGTCGTTAACGTAATCTTGCTCAGACTTGAAAGCCCCAGCTCGCACTAACGTCTTCATTACAGGTATGGCCTCTTCAGGCAAGTCCTTAGTAGTCTTCTGCTTAGGTGCTTTGGGAGAGCGACGAGCACCTGTTGCAGAACCTTCTACAGATGATGGTTTTGATCTATTCATGTTTTGAAACTTCTCTGGAAACTCTTTCTTAACAGTAAGAGCAATGTGGTTTAGAACATCCTCAAATGAAGCATCAGGATTCATAAGGCGATAGTCCTTTCCTTCCCCCTCTGCAAACCGCTTCATCTTCAGGTCTTCAGTGTACCACTTATTCTCTTCTACCCAACCCTCAAGAATCTCTTGTACATCCTCTTGTTGGGGTGCAGCAGGAGTGGAAGCAGTCTTGGCATAGTCTTCCTTGGCTTTAAGCATCTCATCATCAAGTTGCTCTACCTTGTCATAGTCCATATCTTCCATTGCAGCACGTTTAGCGGCTTTAAGCTCTTTCATATGGTCTTCATGCATACGCTCCCTGACCATCTTCTCATGCTGCTGCATAGCATCGAACTTCTTGTCTTGTTCTTTAAGACGTTTCTCCAGCTTATGCATCTTATCGTAGAGAGGCTTACGATCAAGGAACTCTTCAGCGGTGAGGTTACGTTTACCCTCTACACCATCTGGAGTCCAACCTTGTTCCATTGCCTCGAGCTCAATCTCAGAGTATTCAACCTCCTCACCAAGCTCTTCTTCTACGACTGTATTTACTTCTTCATTTTCCAGAACAGTCTCTTCAACCATCTCTTCTGCGGCTTCACTCATGCCTTGCTCTCCTCTTGGATGATTGCCTTGATATCCTCATCAATCATCAGTCTAGCTTTCTCTTCAGTATCTTCGTCAATGACGATTTCACTACCTGCGTATTTAGCAAATACTACTTTATCCCCTACTTGAGGATAACTACCTTCTGGTTTATCTGACCATGCCCCTTCAGCAATAGCCAATACCGTTCCGGTTGTAATTACTTGCTTCTCTCTATCATCAGGTCGGAGAATAATCCCACCCTTTGATAACTCTTCTACTGGGTCTGGTTGAACCAGCACACTAAACCCTATCGGTCTGACCTTCATCTTCATCCTCGCCTACTGCATCTTCAACCATATCTTCAATAGAGAAATTAAGGATATCATCTAATGCTTTCACTTTCCCAAGCTCACCTGCTAGATTTTGGGCTGTAGCATCTATTGACTCTTGGCTTATCGTACCCCCCGCTGCAATAAAGTCTAGGATTTCATACTTAGAGACTTCAAGCCTACGGAACCATTCCTTCGTTACTGGGTTGTTCTTCCATGCCACCACCTCCTGCTTGTTCAGGACTTCCACTTGTTGCACCCCCTACGGGTTGTTGATTAATTCTCTGTTCCTCTGCTTCGAGGATTGCAAGGATTTGTTGGTATGCCTGCATCTGAGTACCTTTCTCAGCAGCTTCAGCTTGAGCAATAGCCAATATCCCCTTAAACTTAGTTTCAAGGCGCTTACGCTCTTGCTCTGCTTGATCCATTACAATCTGATGTTGCAGCTTAGCCTTCTCCATTTCCA